GTTAATACTTGAAAAAATGTCATTTTGTTACTTCTTGAGATTCTTCAGCAGCTTCTTCTTCTGGTGATTCAGGTTGCGGATTATCTTCGTGATTCCATGCCCCAGTTTTAAGCAATCTTTCATCTTCATCGCCTGTTGGGTTAAAAAAATCATGCTCGCTTACTGGCGGTATTTTAAAATTTGGATCTTTTGGTATTGGTAGCATTATTTTGTCCTCATAAATAATTCATCTACATGATCTTCAAGTTCTTTAGGTAAAGTACCTCTTACATAATCAGGCGCAGTTACCATAGCTGCTAATTCTGCATCTGTTTCCTTAATATTTTCTGTGGCATATTCACTAATATTAGTCTTAATCCACTCTCTCATATTGCCATAGTTCTTATCAAACTGTTTATCTAATATGGCTTTTAATTTAGCTGGAGAATTAATATGAGGCTGCATTCCTAAAGCATGGGCTAATTCATGGACAATAGTTGCTCTAGCTTGATCTTCTGATCCGCTTGATACTGTCCATCTAGGTTTACCTTCTTCTTTTCTTCTTTGAGCATATTTAGTCTGTTCAGGATCTGTTTCAAGTCTTTTTGTAGTAGATAGTGAAAAATAACCAACTCCATTGCTTTGCCAAGCATGACCATTAGCTCTGCCTGTAGTTCCAGCTGCAAATTGTACATTGCCTTTAGCTAAGGCTTCTTTGACATTAAATCCTAATGATTCCATGTGAGTTAATGCTGAATCTACATGACCTAATAGTTTTCTTACAGCTTTTCCACCTGTTGATCCACTTGTAATGTCATAAGGTGTATGGCTTCTTATATTAGCCCCAGCAACTGATCTGTATTTGCCAATTAATTCGTGATATTTATTTTTATAATCTTCTGCATTAGGATCGCCTTGCCTTCTAGCTGATACATAATTTTTCCATGCTTTATCAGCTTCTTTTTTAGCTTCAGATCCATTAGCAAAGCCTAAATTAAATTTACTTCTAAAATGATTATCAATTTCTTGAACTGATTGAGTAGCAAACATAGCTTCTTTTGCAGCTTTAGATTTTCCTTCTTCTGTTTGAGCAAATTCTTTCTTTTTAGCCCTAGATTCTTCTCTTTTTTGTTTTGCTAATAGTTGCTTAGCTTGTTCAAAATGATATTTATATTTTTCATAATGATGCTTATATAAATCTGCATTATTTAAGCCTACATATTTATAAGATGCTTCTAAATGAGCTTCTTTAGCTTTTTGATGATCTTCTAAAGTATGAGCTTGTTCTGATAATTGATTAGCATGCTTGCTTAATCTTTCAGTAATTTGCTCTGGTGTCTCAATAGGAGTTTCAGCTATTGTTTTAGGTTCTTCTTTAGGTTTTTCAGGTTCTTTTGGTGGTTCTGTTGGGGTTTCTGTTGGCTTAGATACATCTTTAGACTTAGATTTGACATTGCCTAATTCTTTGCCATTAAGCTTTCCACCTGCACCGCCTACAACTTGACCTGCGCCATTAATTAATACATGCTGACCTTCACCTTCGCCACCATGTAAAGTAATCCAATGCTCTGAATCGTCATTTTTAATAAAAATATACTCATCTGATCGAATAAGGCTTGTGACAATAGGAATATACCTATCTGGTACTGAAATAAATGAGCCTGTCTTTTTATTTAAGAATCGCATAACTAGCTACGACTAGGACTTGGTACTTTTTCTTCTGGCATAGTTCCTTGAGGTGGCTCATATTCTGCAATTAAGTCTGGATCAAGGTTAAGCTGGCTTTTAAAGAAATCTTGCATTTCATTGACATTATCTTGCGCCCATTGAAGTGCAATCGCTCTATTTTGTGGATCGATTACTGGCAGCATAGTTCTTAATAATTCGGTAACACCTTTAAGCTTGATTTCTTCTACTTTAACCTTTTCTGATTCTGGTTCTTCAAGTAGTGATTCCCATTCGGCTTTAAATTCATCTTGCCATTTATAGAAGGCTTGCTCATAGGACATCTTGCCATAGACATCTGGGTATTTATTTTGGATAGCTTCAAAGAACTCTCTATTCCATGCTCGGTGCATTACAATCTTATCAAAGAATTTGAATAGACTTTCCATATCTGTTCTAATGCCTTCGACATATTGAACTATAGCTTTTGCATCTTCTGTGCCTTCGCCAAATCCTTGAGTAAAGGCTTCATCTTTTAATAGCATAGCTGGGACATCTGAAGCTGCGGCTACATTGGCAATAATATTATCTCTGGCTGTAGTCATAGCAGTATTAGTGTTATTCATATCTACAGCTTCAATAGATTCATCAATATCTATGGATAATACATTGCCAGTAGCGCCTTCTTGTAAATAGGTTCTTTTAATGCCAGCGGCAGTTTGCATTAACCTATTCACGATTGAGCCTGCTGGTTTTTGTTTAGCGATTAAGAGTCCAGCCTTGAAAGTCACCAAGTCATCGGTAATCATAGATTGGATAAAAGACTTCATTGGGTATAAAGCTCTTAAAAATACTGAGCGACCAGTGAAACCAAATGCGGATGCCTGGAAGCTTAAATAGATTGGTGTGCCATTAAATACTACACAAGCTCTTGAAGGATGATAAGGCTGACCTGCTGCTGTGGTATATGGTAATGGCTTTTGAAAGTCTGGTGCATTAGGATTCTGATTAGTAACAATCGATCCTGCTAAATTTAATGGGTCGAGTTGGTTGAAGTAAAGATTGAGGTCTTGTAGTTTCCATGGGTCGATAGGTTTATCTGTTGGCTCACCTTCAGCACCAAACACAATAGCACCAGCGCCATAGGCACGATTGATAAACATAGTATCCCTAATATGATTAGTTGCACCTAATTTCTCCCATTCTTTCTCAAATGCTTCGACCAGCATATCTTTTGGTTCTGCATCTACTGTAATTATTCTTTTTTTAGATAGAGCAAGTCTAATTGGTTTTTCAACTAGCTTACCGCCAAGTGGATGATATTCCCATAGTACTTTGCAAAGGTTATATCCTACATCTGTGCCTGGTTGAATCTCACCAGCTTGTAGAATTTGCATGAGTTGTGAACCGACTTCGGTACTATTGACTGTTATATCTGACATAACTATCCTTTAAATATATTGCCAATGATAACCATAGGCAGACTTTAATCTTTTGTTTAAGGCATTTCCAATAGCGCTTATATGAGCTTTAGGTTTGCCATTTTTTTTTAGCCACTTGGCAGAATCGTGCAATGCTTCAAATTTTAATCCAGTTTCGATGCAAATAAAAGGTTTATTCTTATGAGTTCTTAAATACTTCACAAGTTTAGCTTTGGCTGAATCTGTTAATTTATTCCCAATATGGGACTTTTTAAGATTATTGATATGCTCATCACTAAATTTTAAACCGCTTAATCCTTCACCACCATTGGTAAGATTAGCTAATTTATGTCCTAAATTTTTATAATATGCGATTAATTGTATTTCATGGTTTAGAGCATCTTGCTCATATTCCCATCTTGAAACAATTTCTACATCAAATTCATGCTTTTGAGCTATATGCTTCCAATATTTATTTCTACCGCTTAATTTCCATGCTCTATTACTTGTACCTTTGCCAATATAAAATGGCTCTTTAGTATCTGATTTGTAATGAATATAAGTATAGAATTTCATATTAATATTATATCAATAACCATACTTATCACCTACGCCTATCGCAATTCCATAGGTAAAACAATCAAGTAAATCATCGGCTCTTTTATAGGCTTCTTTATCTCCAATGCGGAAGCTTGTGACCTGACTAATCAAATGATTTCTTGAAGCATTTTTGAAAGTCATAGTCTTATCAAAGGCATATTGGCTAATTTTAATCTTCTCTTGATGGAAGTGACCAGAGACTGAAATAGCTCTCTCATCTTTACCCACTGAAGTAAGTCCAGAGTCTATCGCATGGGTATTCCATCCTCTAGTTCTACCTTGCTGGATAAGAATAGATCCTGCTGCTGCATCTTCGATAAAAGTACCGACTGATCCATGTCTTGCCTGTGTGACTTTGGCAAATTCTTCTAATCTTTCAAAGACTGAAGGCATCCATGATTCTAATAATGCGCCATCTATCTGGATTATATCCCAGTCCAAAATAATAATAGGTTGCCCATAGAGTTTATTTAATGCAAAGTAAATAATAGCTGTACCATCATTTTCTTTACCGCCTTTTACTGCGGTATCGATCACTGCATATACTGCATCGCATTTAACTGGATAATCGACTGGCTTTCCATCAACTAGCATTTTGTCCAGGCTAAAAAATGCTTCCCCTGACCAATCTACAAATTCTGCTAAATACTCTTGTCTGAATACTAAGGGATGATTTTCCTTCTCAAGCTTTAATAGTTCTTCCTGTGGCAAAAATGGGTTTGTGTGTGTGGGTGCGTGGTAACTTGTAAATCCATGCTCAGGATCATTGCATACTTGCCAAAAGAAATTCTCACTATCTACACCATTAGGAGTTGAGGCTGTAATACAACTTCCTTGATAATCAAGTAATGCTGGTTTGATAGCGGTCTGCCATACTTTAAGCATATTGGGTTTTGTAAAGGCGGCTTCATCGATAAAAGCTTTATGATACTTTCTGGATCGACCAGCTCTTTCATTTTCAAGAGTCCAAAAGTCTATTCTGCCACCAGTATAGGTCTGAATAATCCCATCTATCTTGGATGATGATTTAATCATGGGGGCTAAATAGTCGGTAATCTCTCTAAAGGCTTCGGATTGAATCTTATAGTCTGGTGCAAACCATCCTATCTTTTCACCTAAGGCAGCGGCAGCGCAAGCTATATTTTGCATCATAGCTGTTTTACCCCATCGCCTTCCACACCTTACCGCAAAGAATCGAGTAGAAGCATCGAATGCGTCTTGCTGTCCTTTGTGAAATGGCGGTAAATTAATCGGCTCTTTGATTAGTTTTGGTTGGGATGCCATTCACTGTCCAGTTATTTTCTTCTTTAACTTCATCGGCTCTATCGCCATATTTTTTAGGAGCTAACTTAGAAATAATCCATTTTCTGGTATCAATTCTTAATCTTGATCTATTGACTACTTCCCAGTTAGTTCTGATATTGCCATTCTTATCTTCTATTGCATCATTGAAGGTATCATCGGCAATATCTAATAGTTCTTCAAATAGGTAATCTGCTTGGAGTTCTCGGGCGAGTGCGTATCTGTCCCTGAAATAAGTATGATTTAATAGCCACCTCATCGCTGTGGATCTGCCTGGCATATCTTCTCGCTTGCAAATCTTGACTAAGCTATTCCCTTCAGCAATCAATTCACAGATTTCATCTGCTTTCTTGTCTGAATAGTCGGTTGGTCTGCCTTTATCGGCTTTTGTAGTGATAGTATCTGTCATAGTTATAATGTCAGGATACTACCAGATTGCTCTGATATGAGCCGCAAGGACAGTTGCGTGTACCCTGACAGCTCGAATATTAACACAATATATTAAAAATCAAGCTAATTTAGATAGTATGATAGCCAATAGATCTTCTTCTGTTGTGTTATAAGTCTGCTCGAATCGCTTTCTTCCTAATCCATGAATGCCAGTTTGACCTCTATGGTGTTCTGGGCATAATGGAATAGCTGGGGCTTGATCTCTTTTCATGCCAAATCTTCTAATATGATGGATTTCGGCTGGAGTTCCTATATATCCAAGTGTATAGCATAATATACAGCCAAAAGATGCTAACTTATTGTATTGTTTTTTTTCTTCTTTTGTCATTTACTGGTATTACAAATCCATATACCCATACTTTTTGTCCTTTATAGTAACTTTTTTCTCTTGAATGATTAAATACTAGCCAAAAAGCTAAGAATGATAGTTTTAAGTCTGCATAGAGTTTTCTAACTGGATTCATCATTTGTCCTTTTTAAATTGTTTATATAAATCTTGCGCCTTTTCTGAAATATATTGTGGTATTTCCTTTTATTCTTATCTGAGCTTCTAACTGGATACCATCTTCGCATTAATAATTGACCGAATGCGCCATTCTTACACCTATAATTTATCATTCATCATCTCATAGATAGTATCGACTGATTCTTTAACTAACCATGATTGTTGAGTGACTGCATATATATTAGTTGCGGTGATCTTGACACTATCGCTTATATCTTGAGTATATTCAAAAATAGTCAATATATGCTTTGGGTTTATAAGGATTGGGTTTCCATCGTGTTCAGGTGAAGCATTAGTGAGTTTAAGCATTTTCTGTCCTTAGAGTTAAAATTAGTGTAATTGGTTAGGGAATTTAGCCATATTGATAGTTTCTAGGATGGTTTTGAAGTCATCCACTGATCCGAATGAAGCATTAAAGTGAAATAGTCTTGCGGTCATTATGGCTGTGAGTGATGCTGGGCTAATTTTATAGTCCACAGCTTGTTCTGCCATAAAATGATCTATGACATAGGATAAATCTTCTATTTGTTTATCGGTTAATTCCATTCTGACCATTTTACTCCCCTTTCACTACCAAATGCTTCAATTAAAGTTTGTAAATCTATCATTTCTTGTATTGACATTTTGCTTGTAGATGTACCTAGCATAACAAATCCATTTCCTTCAATATTTGGTACAACATCTTGTTTTCTAAGCGATGCTGTAAAAATATTCTTCCAATCATCTGGTTGAAGGAATCTTCCATACCATTCGACTTGTTTACTTATATCGGTTAATAATGCCCAGAGTCTTGAATTTTGTTCTAATGATCTGGTTGCTGGTTTAATTTCGACTACTGATCCCTTATCTGCAAGATTAATAGCTTGTTGTGCGCTTCTTCTAGCATTGTCATGTATTAATATGAATAGTTGTTTCATATTAGTCTATGCAATCTTTCATCCTGAAGGTTTTTGTATTCAGGGTTTAATTCGCATCCAAGATACTGTCTATTATTATCTAAAGCTACTTGTGCTGTAGTTCCTGAACCCATGAACGGATCTAAAACTATTCCAGCTTTAGTTTCTTGAGTATTACATTTGCATTGCTTTACTAAACCTTTGTCCAAATAATTATTTGCGCATTTTAATCCGCTCTTATAAAAAATTTCAGTCATTGCTTGATCGTATTGGTCATCAAATTTCATTAATGCTTTTAATTTTAACCAATCATTTTTGTCTGGATAGCTTCCGTTTTTTTCAAACCAATGATGCGGGGCTTGCGTATCAAAGTAATCTTCAATTTGTTGAATAGTTAATTCAGCTTTTAATCTTGCTTTTTGCAAATACATTCTTAATTCATCATGGCTTGGTAAATTTCTGTATTCCACAACTTGATTTCTAAATTCTGCATCTAGCACAGCATATGGTTTACATTCCTTATCAGTTTCAATAATGTTCTTACGAATTTCTTCAACTTCTTTTAAAGTAAAATTTTTTTCTACAATCTTTTCTCTTTTGTATGGCGTTTCACATTCAATACATATTTTTTCAGGCGATCCAGCTTTAATACATGGTTCTATTAAATTTCTTGGAAAAGTAGCAAAGTGTGCGCCTTTATATGGTTTAGTTGTTACAGTCCATACACTTCTTTTGTTTTTAAATTCATTTATTGTTACAAAAGATTGTTGCCCATTAGCTGAAGCTTCTCCTTCAGTTCTTTTTCCTTCATATCTAATATTACCTTTGTCTGACCTATTATCTTTGTTGTAATAAATAGATGGTTCTTTTATAGATTCATTATCATAATAATATTTATCAGATTTAGATAACAAAAATATATATTCATGGGCTTTGGTGCATCTATCTGTAACTGATTCAGGCATTGGATTTGGTTTATGCCAAATAATATCCTGTCTTAAATACCATCCATCCGCTCTTAAAGCAAAAGCTAACATCCAAGGAATACCAATTAAATCTTTATTTTTTAATCCTTGTGATTTAAGCATTTTAGAATCTCTTACTCTTGACTTACCAATTTCCATTACAGGAGCATTTTCTTTAGGTGTTCCTTTAGCAAAACTTTGTGGTGTGCTTTTACAATCTTTATGGCTTGAATAACTATCACCAATATTTATCCAAAGAGTTCCATCGTCTGCAAGTATGTCTTTAACACATCTAAATACTTCTACCATTGCATCAATATAAGCTTGTGGAGTTTCTTCTAAACCTATTTGACCATCATGTCCATAATCTCTTAATCCATAATAAGGTGGTGAAGTAACACACATCTGAACTTTCACACCTTTATCTTTCCACTTTCGCATTGTATCTCTACAATCGCCAAATTCTATTTTATTCATAACCATTGTCCTTTTTGCCCAGTGTTACCCAGTTTATATTGCTCTTTAATATCTTTTTTTAATTGTTCAGCTCTTGATTGAACTTTTGGTTTAGATAGAAACTCTAATACCCTATCCCAATTGCCATCTTCAATGCGCCATCGAATTATGGTACGAACTTCTGATCTGTGTAATTCAATAAGGTGCTGGCTCAAACTTGTCCAAGTCAATTTTAGGTTCTTCTATCTTTTTATAAGTCCATCCTGGTCTGTGGACAATTAAAGCTTTAGCTTCTTGTTTAAAGGTAACCTTTCGCATTGCATAACCTTCCTCATCAAATACTAGATACATTTAATCTTTCCTTATGGTAGGTATAGCTCCATATTTGTTTGCGACCATACTTTAGTGGATTGTTTACAATCTCTCTGGTTAAGTATCTTTGTTTCATTAAATAACAAACAGCCATAGATATTTGTGGAGCTTCTAATTGAGTGGCTACACGAATATCAGTAATAGTTAATGGTTTGTTAGAGGATAAAAATGCAGCTCTCACTTTGGATGCTGCATTAATTTTTGGTTTGTCCATCGGTTGTCCTTAAAATAAAATTATATCACTCGTCAGCTTTGAGCTGTACATCACCTGTAGATTTATTTAATTCATACTCTGCTAATTCTTTTATCTTAGCATATTGTTCATCTGTTAATTGACCATCATCAAGTTCATACTCGGGTAAAACTTCTTTCCCTACGGGTTTCATTTGGTCCCATTCTTTATCTATAGGTAATTCTTTTTTGTTTTTCTTACCAAATATCAAATCAAAGCGCTCATCAAATACATCTTGAGGTACACTCAATGGTCTTGGTTTAGATCCTTTTCCTGCTTCATTTGCCAATTGGTGTTCTCCTTACAATCTCTCTAGCTATTTTTGCTTTTTCTTTGCCAGGTTCTAATTTATCTAATTTTGCATGTAAATCTTTTATGCTCATTGCTTTAAGTCTAGGCTTACCATTTTTAGTAAGCATAGGATTAGCTTTTCTTTTGCCTGGATGTACTCTAGGTGCTTGTGCCATAATTAATACCAGCAATAATTGTTAGTGGTGTAAACACCATTAATGATTTGATTTCTAATCTCGCATCGCATACCAGCAGGTACAGGTACTCCCATAGGATATACATATACTTGATTAGATGGATATACAGGTGGAGCTGCATAAATTGGTGGTGGTGCATAATAATGCGGTTGTGCTAATCCATAACCAATAACTCCGCCAATAATAGCTGGTGCAATCCATCCGCCACCGCCATGATGATAGCCACCATATCCGCCACGATAGCCTTCATGCGCCATAGCTATTGATGATAATGGTGCGATTAATAGTGCGATTAATAGTTTTTTCATTTTATTTCTCCAAAATTATAAGATACTCAGATCCAGTTTCATCTTCAAGCTCATCTAGGAAATTATCCAAAGCTTTAGATTTGTAATCTATTTCTTCAATAGTGCCATCGCTCCACTCTACAGTGATCCAATAGCCTACAATTTGTCTTGGTTTAGGCTTAGCCATCATTACTCCTTGATAATTTCAATCATGCGATTGGTGTGAGCTGCATTACTGGCTAAAAAATCTACAAGGGTATTAAGCTTAAATTCAAGGTCTGATACTTTATTGACCATATTATTATGAGCTTTAGTAAGCTTTTCAATAGATAGCCTAGTTTCTTGTTGTACGATTTCCATGATTATCCTTTAAAGTAATTAATAAGAATTGGGAATAAAAAGTATAACCAAAGTGCGAAGTAAGCATACAAAGCGATAACATACACTATAATTTTTTTATTTTGATTAGTCATTTTGTCTGTCCTTTTGCATTAAATCAAATACAATTGCTTTAGCGCAATTAATATATTGTCTTGCTTGGTTGGCTTGCTTAGGAGCTACCCATCCTTCATTGCATTCATTAAGATCCGCACCAATAAGCTCTTGTGCATCGCTTAACATACCCATTGCAAACATCAACTCTTGACCTGGGAAAGCTTGTTGTTTAACCATAAGCTGTAATTGAGCTTTTGGCATTCCATAAGCCTGCATTTCCCAAGCTAACTTTTCTTGTGCTTCCATGATTTCTCTCCTTATTGATGATTAATACCGCAATAACTATTATACAGAACTATGATAAAAATACTATTATTTTTTTAATTATTTTAAGTGGTTTGGCATGGATATTGCTAGTGTAAAGTATGCTTTACAT